TGATGGTAATCATAATTTTTCTTTTAACGGCACAGACGTCTTCTACGTCCGCAACGTAAAGGTCTACGAAAACATAGGTGACACCGAATATCTCCCATCTGGCAAGTACGTAGTACAGGTACGCCGTTCAAGCGATAACGCAGTCCAATCCTTTACTGCATCCGAGGTTGCTGATGGTACGCTGGAGGATTGGGTGAATGCTGATGTTGATAAACTAAACTTAGGGGCTAGAGCGCCAAGCGGCGGATTATCTGGCAATTATACTAGCGGAACCGATTCGGCGGACTTCAGCGTATCTAACGAAGGAAGTACGGGGTATGGCTATCTTCTGGATGGCTCCGATGTTGGAGCGGGTTCATACGAAATAACATTTGATGTTGTTCTTAATAGTGGTTCGCTGTCGGGTATAACAATCGTAATAAACGACCCCACTAATTATCAGTATCAAGTTATTGCATCTGGCTCGAACTCATTCTCTGGGACTGTAGCTAATACTGCGGCGATATTTTTCCGCACGTCAGGTACATCGGTTGCAGACGTTTCAATCACAAACATCACACTAACTCAGACCACAGCAGACGGACACGTTCGGACTTGGTATGACCAATCAGGCAGCGACAATCACGCAGTGCAGCCGACTGCAGCAAATCAGCCTAAGATTGTGGATGGTGGTAGCTTAAACAGGGATTCCGATAATAATGTTTCAGTCAAGTTCGACTCCTCGTCAGACCAATACCTAGAGAATGCATCCCTGCCTAGTTCGTTTACATCCAGTAATGTGACATTTAGTGATTTCACAGTTCAAGAAGCCCTCCAAAACAACGTAACAACTACGGCTTGGGGATTCGGCTCAACAGTCAGTTCTGCTACTCGTCTAACAAAACTGTTTCATAGTGGTGGGAATTTTGGCTATCAAGGTTACGGTTCAACCGCTTCCTATGTTTCCGCCTTTGACGCAGCATCTTATTCAGCAAACGAAGTTTTACTGTCCAGTGGCGTGAGGGTTGGAACTGACCTAGATATTTTTAAGAACTCGGCTGATGCCGATATGGACAACTCCTTTGATACTGGAACAATAGGTTTAAGTACTTTTGCAATTGGTTCTTATATTCGTAGTAGTGGTAGCACAAATCCATTTAATGGTAACATAGCGGAAATCATCATCTATGATTCCGACCAGTCAACAAAGCGCAGAGCCATTGAGGAGAACATCGCAAATCACTATGACATTACTCTAAGTGATTTCTCACGGGATGGTACAATTGATACTTGGTATGATGAGGCTTTAATTAATGCCGATTCTATAAAACAATCAAAGATTGTTGTAGATGGTTCACTGTTGACAAATGATACACAACTTGACTCCTTAAACGAGATAGATGTGGCGATTTTAGGTGATCCTATTAGTTGGAACGCATTTAATCTTCAATTAATTGTGGATAATGTGACTGACGAATCTATTTTCTTTGATGATAATTCTACAGATAGATATTCTCTGGTATTTAAAAATAGTGCTACTTCAGAACAGAAAGTTGAATGGTTAAAAGAATTCAATGAAGCGCAGAGAGAATTAAAAGGGCCGACATATATCGATCTTGATGAGAGCACACTTTCTTCTTTTGAATTTACAGCAGAGAGAAGATATGAAGAATTAATCACTGCGCCATATAGTTATTATGCTACTATCGATGTTACAGATGAAGTGAGTATCGGAGATAAAATTAATGCTTATGATGCTGCGAGAAGTGGTTATGGAGATCTTGATCAGTTTACAACTTATTATCAACATGAAGAAGACGAGAATGAATTGAGTAGAAAATTAAAAGTTGTAAGACCTCAAGAGATTGAACAGTTTACAGAACAATATAAAACATTGATTAATAGTTAATGGCTATCACAGGCAAAAATCTAAGTCTTGATGGGAAAAAATCATTTGTTCCATCGGCATATAAACTCAAATCCATTGATATAACCAATTACAAAGGGGATGTTCGTGATGTCCAGAATCTTGCTGTAAAACTTATTATTACAGAGAGTCTCTATTCACCTTCTCTTGTAATGAAGTTGACGTTGAAGGATTCAACTAATTTTATCGAAGAATTTAAATTAACTGGACAAGAGACTGTTAATGTCAAGATTGCCTATTCTCAACACGAGTCTGATATACCTCGTGAATTGGATTTAAATTTTTATGTTTCGGAGTATCCATTGTTTGGTAGTATGGAAAATCAGCCCCATACACAAGTCTATACAATTGTTGGAATATCCGAACAACTATTTATTTCCAATCAGAAAAAAATCTCTAGAGCTTTTTCGAATAATACAGAAGCAGAGATTAAAAAAATATTAGTGGATGATTTAAATCTACCCCAAGAAAAATTTATTTCTACAGGAGATGCAATCAGTAATGCAAAAGGTATAATTAATATTCAATCACCTTTTGCCGCTGTTGAATGGTTTAGAAAACAGACATACGATATTAATTATTCTCCGTTCTTTCTCTTTCAAAATATTCATGGCGAATACAATCTTCTCTCTTTGTCTAGTATGATTGATGAAGACAGCAATCCATTATATCAGACTTATTTTGATACACGAGGATTTAATACAGATGCTTTTTCAGAAGAAGACTATATTCAAAGAGCGACAAGAATTATAAGTGTTGCATCGAATCTAAAGATGAATAAGAGTCAGCAAGCAAATGGTGGTGCTTTTGCTTCTCGAAATAATTATTTGAATTATTCTGATAAAAGTTATAGAACACATTCTTATAGTTATGATTCTCAGTTTTTCAATGATAATACTCTTGAGAAGAAGCCAATCATTTCCAATGAATTTGTCGTGGATGATGAGCCTCTATCAAATCAATTTGATTCCCATTGTGAATACATTTCTGTGAATTCAATGGCCTTTGAGAATGCTCAAGAAACAAATTATAATGGATTGTCGATATTCTCTAGACACTTTTTGAATGCTTATAATTCAATCATAAATACATTTACACACGATATAAAATTACATGGTGATTTTGCTTTAAATCCAGGTAAGAAGATAAGCCTTCAATTTCCTAAAGCAATCGATCCTGTTGAATATAAAAATTTCACTGATGAATCTTTTCAGATTTATAATCAAGCTTTATCAGGCAATTATTTAATTACATCGTGTATCCATACATTCCTTGATAACGAATACTATTCAGAAGTGAGAGTGAAGAGAGATTCATTTAGTGTTGATTTATAATTATGAGTGATAATTTTATTAAAAGTAATTTTCATTGGTTCACTGGTGTGATTGAAGACATCAATGACCCCGAAGAAATGGGTAGATATCGTGTAAGATGTTTTGGTTATCATACAGATGATCGACAACTGTTATCGACTGAAGATTTACCATGGGCACATGTAATGATGCCTATCACTTCTGCATCTGTGTCGGGTATTGGACATTCTGCAACAGGATTACTTCAAGGCTCTTGGGTTGTTGGATTCTTTAGAGATGGTGACAATGCGCAAGATCCTGTTGTTATGGGTTCGTTACCTTCTATGACTGCACCACCAGATCATTCATTCGGTTTCAATGATCCATCTGGTCACTACCCTCATAAAGATTCTCTTGGGGAAGTTGATACACCCCAAATGTCTCGTTCTGATTATACAGAGAATCAATCATTTGTTAAAAAGACTGATTTAAGAGTTGATGAGGTTTATACCGCAAAACCACCAAGTGTTTCTACAATCGCTAATGACAAAGAAGAACCTTATTATGATCCGATCACTTGGAGTAATAATAAAACAGAGGAAGTCATTCAACCTGTATATCCAAAAAATCATGTGACAGAAACAGAATCTGGTCATGTATTTGAAGTTGATGATACACCGAATGCTGAAAGAATCTCAACTATGCACACTTCTGGTACGTATGAAGAGATTGTAGCAAATGGAGATAAGACTGTCACAGTGGTTGGAAATGAATATGAAGTGATTGCTAAAGATAAAAATGTTTATATCAAAGGAAACTGTAATCTTACTATTGATGGCAATCTAAGAACTTTTGTGAAAGGAAATTATCATTTAGAAGTTCAAGGGGATAAGACAGAGATGATACACGGTGATAGAATTTCAAAGATAACAGGAAATGAATTAGCGGAAATATCCATTGATAAATCTACTAATGTTCATAGAGATTTTATTACAAGAATTGGTAGAGAAGAAAATAGAATTGTCGTTGATGATTATTCGATCTATAATTCTGCTAAATTTACTTTAAATGTTGATGATACCATTAAGATTGATGGTGAGAATGATATTGATATTGATTCAGTTGCTAATACGGTTATTACGGCTGTAGCAAATATCGATATTGATGGTGCACGAATAGACTTGAATTAATATGCCTCTAGCTAAAAATAGATCATTACCCGCAACAGGTTCGACTGTTCCAGTCGCAGAAGCTCCCACGATTACTACTGATGATAGTGCTCTTAAACCATCTACTGGTGCTACTCCATCAGTCATAAAAGAATTGAGAGATAAAAAGGAGGAGTATGATTCACAATTTAATACTGATTTTATTCAACCTCTTGTGGATGATATAAAAGAACTATCTTCAGAATATAAAAAGATATCAAAGAGTTCTGCTTTTAATAATATCATTTTAAAGTCAAGTCGAGGTGGATTTGATGTTTTGTGGAAATGGTATAATTCAAATGCTGGTACACAATCAGAAAGAAGTCTATTATCAAAATATTTTTTATTATGGTCTGAAGCAAAAGAAAAGAATGATTTATTGAAAGCAATAAAGGAAACCGAGCAACTATGGAGCGCCTACATTGTTGGAAATAGTGAAAAGAATTTCATCGAAACAGATATTCAAAAGACATTTGATGGAATCGAGGTTTGGACTCTTGAGAATAGTCAATTCATTAAGAGATATGCGACAAAGAAATATTCTTCGAATATGAATCAAGTGAAGTCATATGTTGAGAAGAACAAAGATTTTTTAATTGACTATTGGAAGTATTATACTAACAAAAGTTCATAAATAGAGATATGGCTCAATTATCAGATTATAATTTAGGGAATTCAAGTAACGTTGCAAAATCTACGTTATATTCTGACCTTGACCTTCGTTTCAAAAAGCATCCTGTTCTCAATGATATAACTCCATTGAAGGATATTGATGCTGTCAAAAATTCAGTAAAGAATTTAGTTCTTACCAATTTCTATGAAAGACCTTTTCACCCAGAGATTGGTTCTAATGTCACTCGTCTATTGTTCGAACCAGCAGATGTTTTCACTGGTATTCAACTTCGTGATGAAATCAAAAGAGTGATTGATGATTATGAGCCGAGAGTGAATACAGTAAAAGTTGAAGTATTGGATGATTCAGACGCAAATGCTTATATAATCTCCATTGGCTTTAATGTAATATTTGCGACAGAAAGAATTAGTCTAACATTTAACCTACAAAGATTGAGATAAGATGACACAGTTTAATACTACAGAACTTGATTTTGATAAGATCAAGCAGAATTTAAAAGATTATTTTTCACGCACAGAGGGACCCTTTTCCGATTGGGATTTTGAAGGCTCGGGCTTGAGTAGTTTATTAGATGTCCTTGCATATAATACTCATTACAATGCAGTCAATGCGCATATGGCAATGAATGAATCTTTCTTGGATTCCGCGCAACTTAGATCAAATGTTATTTCTCGCGCAAAGCTTCTAGGTTATACACCAAGAAGTACACAGGCTGCTGTTGCAACAATTAATCTCACACTGAATAGACAAGGTTCTTCCACAGTTGAAACCTATACATTGCCCGAAGGAACTAAATTTTCAAGTACGATCAATAATATCACTTATATTTTTCAGACCATTGAAAATGTTACTGCTGAGGTTAATGGTGATGATCAATTTGTGTTTAATAATTTAAAAATATATCAAGGGAAAAGAAAGAAAATTTCTTATCCAGTTGATACATCTTTCAGACAAAAGTTTGTGATCAATTTTGATAAAGCAGATACCACAACATTGCGTGTTAATGTATTGGATAATCCAAATTCTGCCGTGACCACAACATATACTAAATTCAATAACTTCATTGGTATTGATGCTACATCTCCAGTTTATTTCTTGTTTGAAAATGGGGATGGTTATTATGATATAACATTCGGAGATGGTATTCTAGGTAAAGCATTAAAGAATCAGAATATTGTTAATATGGATTTCATTGTCACAGAAGGTACTGAGGCAAATGGAGCAAATTTATTCATCTATAATGGTGTTGCGAATAATGTTGTTACAGGTGATGCTACAGTTTCAACCGTTATAAATGCCCAAGGTGGTCAAGATAAAGAAACAATTGATAGTATTAAATTCAATGCTCCTCTTAATTTTATTTCACAGAATAGAGCAGTGACAGCAGAGGATTATAAAACACTCATCACACAGAATATACCAAACGTTGGGGATGTTTCTGTTTGGGGTGGAGAAGAGAATGATATACCAGAATATGGAAAGGTATTTGTTTCTATTAAACCTGCTTCATCTGGGCAGGAAACACTAACAGACATTGAGAAGAACGATGTTAATGCTTTCCTTGATAAAAGAAAAGTTATTTCTATTCGACCTGAATTGGTTGATCCATCTTTCACATACATATTCTTTGAGATATTCGCGAAGTATAATACTTCTCTTACATCTCTTACAAAATCAGAGTTATCCACAAAGGTTTATGATAGTATCAATTTATTCAATGACACCAAATTGAATAACTTTGATGGTATCTTCCGTTTCTCAAAATTCTTAAATACCATTGATAATAGTGATTCATCTATAACAAGTTCTGCCGCTAGATTATATGCTTATAAGAAATTAGATATAACTGTAGTGAACAGTGTATCATCTAATTCAGGTGTTAATTTTGGATTTAGAATTGATGGTAAAATTGATCAATCTGATTCAATGATCTCATCGTCTTCATGGTTAATAGGTCAATCGAGAATACAACTTGCGGATGAACCTATCACGGGTGAGACGGAGAAAAGAAATGTTTATCTTTTCACAACAAGAGAAGACGGCACAAGAAGAAAACTATATGATAATATGGGTTTCCTTTTTCCAGAAACAGGCGAATTGAAGTTGAATAATCTCCCTGCGAATGAATCTGTTCAAATAGAAATATCTCTTAGACCTGCATCTGATGATGTCATTGCTAAACAAAGAGAGATCTTGACTATCGATTCTAGTAAGACAATTGTGATTATGGATATCGATTCTAGTGCAAGTGGAACATCAACTCTTCTTTCATCTTATAATACAGTATCCCGTGATTCTTAAAAATGGCTCATTTAGAAAAACCAGTTGGAGAAGTACATATTCATAATCGTGAAGCCGAGGGTGTTGCCGCTCTCTTTCCACATCAGCTTCGAAGTACATCTTCTACACTGATTGAATTACTTGAAGATTACTATACATATTTAAATAGTAAAGATCAAGCAACAAATCTGATTGATAGGATTCAACATGAACATGACATTGATCTGACTGATGAAAAATATCTCAATGAGATAAAGAAAGAGATTGCAAAGGGTGTTCAAGGTTCATTTGTTCTTGATAATCGACAGCTATTTCGTAGAATAGTTGATTATTATAAGACACGTGGCACAGATGATAGTGCTAGAACATTCTTTAGATTGTTTTTCGATGGTGAGGCGTCAATCACATACCCAAGAGATTACTTGTTTAAACCCTCAAGTGGGGATATGTCTTCTTTTGGATATATTGATAGTGATGGTAATCGTATTGAATATGACACAACTGTAGGTTCATTTGAACAAGATCTTCCTGCGCCATCTATTCCTGTTGAGATTGATGATACACAAAGATTTGGCTTCATTCGTGTTGATGGCACATATGAAACAGCATTTTGGGAATATGATAGACCGTCGGCAGATAGAAAGTTCACTATCCGCATTGAGAAAGATGAACTTAATTCCCCAGAGTTAGAAGAAGTTGCCTTGAATGATGGCCAGAATGGTTTACCAACTTTTCTTAAACACGATGATAATGAAGATATTGTCATCGATTTAACCTATGTCTATGCAGATAATAATTCAACATATGATTTTAGATTGGGTGTTTGGGATGCCCCGAATACTACAATCTATGAAAAGAATTTAGATACTGGCGCTATCAGTACTTGGAGAGAAAATTTATCAGGTGAAGGTCATTCAGAAGCAGCGACCGATGTAAAGCAAAGGCATTTATATTATTCTGATAATCTATTCCATTTAATGAGAAGTGGTAGAAATCATGTTATGGCACCATTGCATGCCGCAGGAAAATATTTTGCAAATACTCAAGAGAGAGATGAGGATAATAGAGTAATATTTCACTTCTTTGCTCTGGAAGACACTAGAATAGAATTTTATGAATTACCAAGGGAAATTCCTTCTGAAGCATCTGAAGCATCGGGCGCGTCATTGACCGATGTATACAATGAATATGTAGCCGGAAAAGACTTTGATCTTGTGACGGAAGATAATGGAACCTATGGTGTTATTGTTCTTAAAGAAGTTAAAGAGATTAAGGCTGGAAAATTTGCCACATTTATAGGTGAAGCAGATACGACCGACAGCGCAGAATGGGATCGCCATGCTTTCTTTAAATCTACTGGTAATATCATAGGCACTTGTAATGTAGTTAATGCACAATCATTTAGGTATGATGCACATATATTAAGTCCAATGGCGCAAAAATATGCTGGTCGCGGCATTGGCGGGCTTAATGCTACAATAATTTATGATATTAGTAAACCCGACAAATTAAATATTAAAAAAGGTGCAAGCGGCCTCGCCAATAATATAGAACTTGAAGATGGTCAATTCGGTGTTGTTACGGAAATTGCGGATGGTGTTGGTAGCGATTCAACACAAACCATGCCATTTGGAAGTTGTAAAGATACTTATGTTTGGGGTGATACCCTCAGAGGTTTTAATTTCAGAACACTATA